GCCGCGAGCAGCTTCAAAAGCGTGAACTATATCTTTTGTGTTTGCTTCTACTCGGTCAACCTTTTGCTCTACTGCGACAAGACGATCGTAAATCTCACGGTGGCTGATATCTTCCATGATTATTCCTCGGCAGATGAAATGGCGGCTGCTGGTAATGCGCGTTGAACGACAGGATTCCAAAGTTCGCTAGAACTAAGAACGTTTAATACTTTGTTTCTTTCAGACGTTGGTAAAGTAGAAAGCAATTCATTCGCGCTTTTACCTGACCTCATGGCATTTTCTAAAGCCTTAAGAGTTGCACGATTAACTTTCTGCTCAAACTCTTTCAATCCTTCTCTAGCAATGGTGACTTTTGCGCTTAACAACGGAGGCAGAGGAATGCCAAGCATTTTTGCTTGGTTTTCGGCAAAGATATCAGCTAACGGTTTCCCACCCATTTTTGCCAATACTGAAACTCTAAGGTCTTTATCAACATTATCAGCAAGTTTTAAAAACTCAAGAGCAGGACTTTTGGGACGCTGACCACCCATTTCTTTAATAAAGTCATTTCTTCCTGGGCCAAAAATACTTTCAACGGCATCAGGATCATTGCCTTTAATTAAATTAACAAACCCTTTTTTATCTCCGGAGACATATAAGTTACGGGCATAATCAGCCATCTGTTTTTGTTCAATGGCTTTCATGCCTTTTTCAAAAGTCTCAAGATAGTTAGGAAACTTTGTTCCTCCAGCAGAAACTATAACTTCGTCAATAATTGGCTTGATATCGCTTAAAACAGTTTGAGCTAGACGTTTTCTTGCGCTATCAGATGCGCCAGGGTTTAAGTCAGCAATTGCTGAAGCCACACCATTTTTTCTGATTGCATACAAAGCCTCTGGTGAAATATTTCCAGCATCATCAGTTTGCGATGCAATTAGTTCTTCAATTCTCCTAATAGCACCAGCGGCATCTCTATTGGTTGCTATATCAGGGTCTGATAATTTAGATACTAATCGAGCTGATACATCTTTAGAGTTGATTGGCGTTAAACCAGCGCGAACTTGCTCAAATGCTTGTTCACGAATTGGAGTTGTAATTTTGTTTAACGCTGCTTTTGCTGATTTTTGAACAGCGCTCGATCCGGAGATACTAGTTCCTCCAGCGAGTCTATTTAAAGCGTCAGTAACTTCAGCCTCTTGTACGGCAAGTCTACGAGTCCACCAGCTACCAGTGTTTGAAGTCCTAGAAAGATTGTCCAGAGCTTGCCATGCTGCATTATCAATTCCAGCAGCAGCTTGACCAGCGGTTTCACCTTGCGATGCAGCAAGGTTAGCCGCTTTGATAGCGTTAATGTCTCCACCAGCAACATCTCTAGCAATTTTTGCAGCTTTTACATCACCAAGTTTCCCCGCCAAAGCATCGTATAACCATCCAGAACCTTGCGCTAACTTTTTAACAACAGGTGCTGCAACACCTGGGATCGCTGCGCCGATAACGGCTCCAGTAGTAGCTGCTTGCCCAAAGTCTTTTTCTTCTGGACTAATAATTTCTCCAGCACCAGCACCTGCCGCACCAGTAACAGCGCCACCAAATAACCTTTGAGCAACTGTAGGAGCAGCACCGCCACGGCCAGCAAAACCAGCGCTTGAAAGAACAGGAGCAAGCGCCCTAGTTGCCCCGAATAAACCAGCAGCAGCGCCCAAAGCGGGAGCAGCGGCAATACCTAAAGCCGTTTGTGCAAGAGGTGTAGTAATGTCACGCCTAATAGCCAAATTTTCAGCTTGGCGCTGCTCTGGAGTCATAACTCGGCGTCGAGCTAATATTCTTCCAGTTACAGCAGACGTATCCTCTTGTTGCGGAGCGGAAGCGCTCATTCCTGACAAAGCGGCAGTTATCTGCGCCTCCGACATTCCATCAGGAAACTCTACGACATCATTGCCAACTTGAATGTATTGCGGCATGATTAAATATCCTCAAGTCTTCCCGTTACGGGGTTAAATCTTTTAGTTGGCTTTGGTTGTGGAGCAGGTGAAGGAACGGGGGTAGGAGATTGCCCTTCTGGTTGTTTCCCAATTTTTCCAAGCGCAGCATTACGCCAGTTACTATAAGAACTCTTAATTTGATTTAAGTTTTTCTCTAGCGTTTTTGCATCCTGTGCCTGATCTAACGAAGCAATTGCAGACTGCAATGCTTCAAGTTCTTTTACAGCGACTTGACCTAACGCACCTCCAGTAGGACTTGCGTTGCGCATTTGCTGCAATTGGTCAAATCCAAGCCTAGCCTTAATAGTCCCAAGAGTATTAGCCAATTCTTTTGCTGGTGTTCCAGGAACCACAGATAAAATGCTTCCAAAACCAGTGGTAGTAACCCCTAACAGTTTTTGAGCTTCATCAATTTTATTTAAGACAATCTCTGTTCCTTGAACAACACCTTCAGCAGATGCTAATTGTTTATCAATTGCGTCTTGTTTTTTCTGACGCGCTGTATCAATTTTCTCCTGTAGTAGTTGTCGTTGTAGATCATTAGTAGCAGATCTAAGCCCCATGTTTAACTGAGCCATTTCGCGCCTAAATTCACGATCACGTTCAGCCTCTGCTGCGCGACGTTCAGCTTTTTCTGCTTCCATCCTACGGCGTTCTTCAGCTTGCGCCTGAATAGTCGAGCGACGCTCTATTGCCTGTAGAACAGTTTTAGGGTCACCATACCGACGCAGGACTGTTTGAATTTGTTCTTCGCTTGCGTTTTCAGGCAATTGCCCTAACGCTTGCTGCAACTGATTTTCCCGAGCCTGAGTCATCTGCAATGATTGCAATTGACCTTGTCGCAAACCTGCTTCAGCGGCACGTTGCTCCGTAAGGGCTTGAGATTCAATAGCCCTGCGTTGTAAGTCACCTAAAGCCGCAGCAAGTCTAGGATTGCCCATTTCTGCTGCCATCCTTGCGCCAGCAGCAATAGACTCAGGGTCGTTTTGGTCTACATTACGAAGAATCTGTTGTTGTTGAGCAATCATCCGTAACTGAGGATCTTCAACACCTAACAGAGAGCCAACACCTCGACCAATGCCTTGACCGGCTTGGAAAGCACTCATCCTTGCAGCTTGCAGAGGATTTAATTGTGCGAATTGGAATGCGGCACTCTGATCTGCCGCACGTTGAGCTTGTTGGTAAGATTCTGGCGTAAGGCCAAACAAACCTAAGATTTCACTTTGGGCCATGATTATTTCCTATCAAAGAAAACCAAAGGTTCCAGAACCCAAAGAGCCTGGTACGGTAGATATTGGTGATGCCGGACTACCAAACAGAGAACTGAAATTAAATCCCGGCATACTACTTGCGGATTGACCCATGCCAGAATAGAACGACGCCAGAGGACTAAAGCCCATCGGCCCCATCCTGTTTTGCGCGGCAGTCATACCACCAGTAAATAACGCTTGAGCACCTTGAGGATTAGCAATCCTTCCACCCAACGAAGAACCAATCGTCAGCGGCTCCATGCCAAGCTGTTCAATCGAGCCAACCGTTCCGAGAGAGGTGCTAAACGGAGCAAGTGCGCTAGTAACACCTTGACCATATCCACCAAGCAATCCTGCGCCAGTGCTAAACAATCCTGCACCATATGCGGTATTGCGTCGACCTTCCTCCATTGCTTGAGCAGCAAGCGCGGCGTCTTGTTGAGCCAGGGCGTTGTAGTAGGCTTCCATCTCAGGAGAAGCTGCGCGTAATCCCTCCCCACCACCAGGCCGAAGTCCTGTACCACCTACAGATAATCCACCCCTGCCGGTCTGGAATAAGCGGTTTTGCAGTTGAGCAAATTGGCGCTCTCTGGAAGGTGCCAAAAGCTCTTGTTGCTGTGCAATATACCGTTCTGCGGCTTGTTGTGGAGACTCGGCAAGATATTGCTGACCTAAGTTAAACAGTCCGGTGGCGGCAGAGGTTAAAGGAGCATAAAGATCTGGTGCCTGTTCTGCAAAGGTAAGATTCTGGCCGGTAAGGGCCATGATCCTGTCTTGCAAAGCTCGTAGTTCAGGAGATACCGTGTATTCAGCAGAGGAAACACGACCAGTCTCAGGATCGTATCCAAATTGAGATGACCCGAACCTAGTGGTAATCCCAATCGGACGAAACCTGGCTTCTTCAGCCGCGAGTCTGGCCGCTTCGTTCTGAGCATTAGCGGCAACATCTGCCGCGTATTGCGCTTGGGATTGAGCTTTCCTTGCGCCGAGGAAACTCAGTGCGCCGCCTACTAAATTACCCATAATCTTATCTCCAGAGATACAGCTTTCTAGTTACACCATCTAAACACTTATGGTTTTCGATTACCTTAAAACCAGTTATCACAGCCCATTTACGCATCTTTTCATCGTCTATAAACGGCATTGCGTAAATATCTTGTTTCTTGCTTTTAGCCCAATCGTTCCAAACTTTAGTAAAACTTTTCTTTACACTTTTCGTCCACCTGAAAACATCCATGTGAACGAATAACAATCCATGTACGTCTTCTGTGTATATGATGTAATCATTGGTGATGATTACTGGTTTCTTACTCATACATAATATTGATGGAACCAGCGTCAAAGGCATCGGTGCCGTTTGCAGTCAAAAGTTTAATCCTGTCAAGAGTTCCAGATAACGCTACGCGGCCAGCAGCCATTTGAACGGCAGAGGATTTATACCGGACAGATGACGTATAAGCCCAAGTATTCGACCCCATTAAAGTAATTACGACAGAGCCAGAGATTGAGTATGCGCTAGGAGTAACAGAGATCAAAAATCCAGATGTATTAGAATTTGCGCCAACTGTAGCCCCATCAATTGCGCCTAAAGAAGAATCATATCCAGTGGTCGTGTAAGTAGTAGACCCAATCTGAATAATTAAATCGCTGGTTCCGTTAGTGCTTACCGCATCAAACATCATGGTAATACGCTTAACCCATGAAGGAATGCTGGTAAATTCTTTGGATACGCCAGACGTGGTTGCTTGAGCAGTCCCAAGCGTAATCTTAGCTACAGACGCCCAAGTACTACCGTCAGACTGTAAGACGTTTCCAGAGGTGCTAGGGGCCACGACTTGCAGGGCAGAGGTGCCGTTCCCGAGAAGGACGTTGTTAGCAGCTAACGTTGCGGCTCCAGTTCCGCCATTGGCAACAGGCAGGGTGCCTGAAACATGGGTAGTCAGATCAATCTTCCCCCAGGCCGGTGCTACACCCACCCCCCCGGAGATCAGAGCATTGCCTGTGGCTACGTCTGCCAGCTTGGAAAGAGCAGTAGTGCCAGAGGCGTAAATAAGATCGCCAATTGCGTAGCTAGCAAGACCAGTCCCACCAGATGCAACACCTAAAGCATTAGATAAGGTTGCGGTAGTCGCAGACAGCGTAGGAATCGTAACAGTGCCGGTAAAAGTAGGGCTGGCAAGGTCTGCTTTCGTAGCGATCGCGGTGGCAATGTTATTAAACTCGGTGTCAATCTCAGTGCCTTTGACGATCTTATTTGCATCACCAGACGGGAGAGTGTCTTTGGTGGCAAAATTAGTACTCTTGGTGTAGTTTGACATGGTTGTTCCTAGCTATATTTACCGTTTTTGGCCTGGATTTCGATCTTTTGGATACTCAGCGCAGCGCCGTTGATATCTGTTTCGTATCCACTCTGGACTAGCTTACCTGCTCCAGACGCGGAAACAGTAAGGGTCTGGATCAGTTGCCCGTTGCTGTAGTAAGCCACAGGGACACCATTGGAGCCATACTCAGCAATTCCATACTCTGAGATACCTTGAGTAGGAATCTGAGCATTGTCTGACAGGTAGTTTCCAGTCAAATCAAATGCCCACTTAAACGTCACCATCTGATTCGTCCCGCCAATTACAACAATGGACAGACGTTTAAGAATAGACGTTTGAGATACGTTCCCTAAGTCTGCGTGGTTGGTGTAATACTGCATCCGGTAGGATGACCCATCATCCTGATAACCGGAATACTTCATTACATAACCAGTTTTCCCGAGTAGTAGATCTCCGTTAGACCTAGAGCAGAACGATTTAGGGTCTATCGAGTTCCAGACAGTCACCCTCAGAGAACCGTCTTGTAGTTGCCCCCTAGTGTCAAAGCAGTAAATCTGTTTAACAGAAGGCAGAGTAAGCAGGTAGAAAGCGTTTCTCTCGGAGAACACGGCTTTAACTTTGCTCAAGTCTTCACCGGCCACAATGCTCATCAGGTCATTGCGGACATTCTTAGAAAGATCGCGGAAGGGTAAAGACTTCTCTTGAATTGTCCTCATCAAAGACCTAACGCCAGTGTTTGACAAAAACAACACATCCGTACCTATGGTCTTTGCTGTATCCCTTGCGATACACCCGGTTCCAATAATAGAGTCGGAGATAACCAAATCTTCTGGTGTCGTGGCGTTGGCGTAAACCAATATCTGATTACGGCCAAAAATAAACAGAAAGCCGTTATGAGAAGCCAATGCTTGTATTTCATCAACGCCCTCACCCCACACCCTTGCAACATCCAAACTTCCAGAAGTGCCAGTATTCCACACATGACCAGCAAGAAGGTCAGAAAAGTAAATTGTAGTTTTCTCCGTAGCGGTATTCGCCGCCCACAACCGTCCGTATGCGCTCAGAACGATGTTCGCGTTAGGAACAGTAGCAACATAACCTGTCTTCTCTGAAACCCTACGGTAGGTAGTTGTGCTAACCGCAGGATCGTAGATTAAAGGGTCATGACTGGTCTGGAAGAAATATGCGATATTGTTAAGTGTTGCAATGCTCCAGTTGTTAGCGGTAATCGTCGGAGCAGAACCCCCGCCCCCGTAGGTCAATTCCACTACGGCATTGCTGGAGTCCAACTTAAATAACTTGTTGTTTGCAGCAAACAGGACGGTCTTGGTTCCATCGTCCTCGATTAACTCATGCAAAGCCTGGACTTCGTTCGACCCTAAAGCACCAGATGTTGAATTTACTTTGACATATCCTTTTCTACTACCGATACGTCCGTATTGGTCGATGACACAATTAGTTGCGTTTAAGGCAAATCCAGCGGCTAGATCTAGCGGCGAGTCTTGGGTATTTAACCCAAAGAACCCTGGGGCCGCGATGCTGAATATTTGTATAGGTTGAGCCATTAGATAGCGATGAACTCTTGCGCTTCAGGATAGCGGGTAGCTTCTAAAGCAATGTAGTCAGAAAGCATCTGACGGTACAGGTTGTAAGCCTCAGAACTGTTAAGTCCACCGTCTTCACCTCGTTCCACTAACGCGCGAGCGTAAGCATTTTGGATGACAAGCTCGGACGGAACTAAGATTACAGTGGAATCACTGCTTAACACATCCTGCGGGATAACTAAAGAAAACTTCAGAGTGTAAACGGTATCAGGAACAGGGAATACATCAACTTTAGTATCGTAGCTTCCATCCACACCGTTAAATGCGTAATAGGTAGGAATAGTTTGGGCTGGAGTGCCAAAACTAAGATACCGATTCATTTCAGCGTATGAAATGTTCGCCAGCGGGGTTTCTGAAGTCACATTGATGGCATCTGCGACTCGGAACTTCAGCCCACTTCCAGTCACAGAATAGCTGCTAGTTCCAGCTACGGTAGTAACATTTACGTTACTCAGCAAAACATTCCAGTTATAGGCGTCCTCTACCTGCCTCTTAGCGTCATTGACGAACTTACCAATGAGCGTGGAATAGGTGGTTTGGGTTACGGTCGATACCTGGGCCTCGCGTAACCGAACAAGAACGTCATTAACTGCTTGTAGGTAAGTTGTACTCATTCTCGTTGATTACCCTTAAGAACAAAGGTCAAAACGACAGTAAACGTACTCCCTGCTTCTGGAGTGACTCTAACTTGGTCGCCTTCTTCTAAAACCACGTAAGCACCACCGTCCAACTTCAGATATTCTTTTGAAGTAAAGTTATATTGGCTAAGAATGTCATACGTCAATGACGCGCTGGAATCAAACCAAGACAACGTGCAGTTCTTGGTGCTACCGCTGGTATTATGTAGGTAGGAAAGATTCCAAATGGCGCGATACCCCGTCGGCACTGTGTACAGTGCCGAAGTAGTTCCTGCGGTGGGGGTTGCGCCTACAGAATATTCCCGCATCGTTTATCCTTTTGGTTAGGAGGCCCGACGCGGGTTGTCACCTGAATATTAGGAAAATACCAGAGTTACAGAGTATTTACCACTTGACTTTATCAGCCCAATAAGCGGCGCTTAACTTACCTTTTGAAATATTCGAGGCATGACGAGCCTTAAACGATTTCCGTCTAGCCTTGTCCGCAGCAGATTCACCTTCCCTTGCGGGGGAGCCGGAAACACCCTGCTGACCAAACCGGATTAACTTAACAGTCTCTCCAGACTTGGCAAGCACAGCATGGCTTTTAGTAGGGTGTCCCGGCGTCCTCTTGGGTTTATTAAATCCCTGAAACTGCTCTTTCCCGCGCTTAATCATTACCGACCTCGTTTAGCGGTCTTTTTAGAGGCCTTAAAAGCCTTCGCGGTGGGTGCACCCTTAGTTCCGGGCTTCCTCATGCGTTCCCCGCTGCCAGCGGCGATCCTGGCGCGTTTGGCGTGGATATTTGCGTACAGTCCGGCCTTCATTTGCGCTTCTTCGCCATTCCAGCCTCAGACAGGGCGATGGCAATAGCCTGTTTGCGGGATTTAACTACCGGGCCTTTCTTTCCAGAATGCAGACCACCGGCTTTGTACTCACGCATCACTTTCGCCACTTTCTTCCCGTTCTTCTTCATATTCGCTCCTTGTGATAGGGCCACCGACTAACCAAGCATCGCAAGTGCGGTCGGCAGCACACTTGAAATGGAACAGTTCACAATAGCCAAGTTTCGCGGCTTCTACGACTTCTTCCTCGTAGCCGTTATCTTCTTCGCCATGCTCCATCCCTGATTTAATACACTCCATCATTTCAGGGGTCTGGATAAACGCAGCACAGTTCCCGCAACGCATCTTTTTGACTTCTGCGGTAGGACTGTTATACATCTTGGCTTTCTTCAGCCAAAACGCCTCGTTTGGCTCCATAGGGTTAGCGGGGCCATAACCATACTCTTTAAAAGCATGGTTCCTGTTCTTTAAGTTTATGTGAATATCTTGCGTTGCAACAGGACACTTATAGCCAAACAAACCCATGATAAATCCTTAAATAGACTTAGGCCGACCAGGTTTCTTCTTTGGGGGAAGCATTGGGATGTTTACGCGCTGTTCCGGTTCTTTTTCTTCAGCGTCAATCCGTACATACCCCGCGTGTCCCTTCATGGATTCTATATCCTGTGGAAGTTTAAACTCCACCAGATTGCCACTTTGCAGACATTTAAATACAGCCATAATCTCCTCTCGAAAAAAACGGGGGCCGAAGCCCCCGCCTTTAGTCCACCATCCTAGCTACAACAACACGGACGGTCGCAGACGCAAGATCCACGGCACCGCCAGATTCATTCTGGTAACGCAGCGAAACCACGTTACTAGCACTGACGTAAGGCGTAACCGTAATACCTGCCAGATCAACCGAGGAAGAAAAACCAATAACCATATCCCCAAGACGAACACCGGGAACAGCAATGGTATTGGTTTCACCAGCGCCATCAGCAAGGTTGCTTGCATTCAGGACGCAGGATACTTCCCAGGTATCACTGTAAACACCACGGAACTGATCGTTACCGCGACGAGAAACAACAGAAGTAGCAGCGGGCATCTTATTCTCCTAAAACAGTTAAAGAATCCCCCCCCATCACTGAGGGGGGACTGTATTAGGCAGGAACCGCGAGGGCAAATGCCGAGCTTGACAGCGCAGCGCCAGTCGTAGCAGCAGTACGCATGGCTTTCACACCATACAGGGTATCGGCGGTGTACAGCGTAGCCAGATATTCCTGCTTGTACTGAGTCTGCGAACGAACGCCAAGCTGCTCAACCAGCACCATCGCATCACGATGACCCATCAGGCAAATCCGATCGGCACCCGAGCTACCCGCGCCAAAGTCGGCGTTGGAGGTAACAAACACAGGGATACCGTACAGATTGCCGATTTCGCCATTGCGAATCGCGTTGCCATCACCCACAAACGCCTGTTCCGTATAACGGGCCAGACCCATGAGGGTGTTGCGGCTCGACGGCGGGATGATGAAGAAACGACCGTCCATCGGGGTGTCGTTGTCATCCAGACGCTGAATCGTGCGACGGATCGCAGCGTCAGTCAGAGCAGCGGCGTTGGAGGTGCTGCTGTTGTACGCGGTCGTGCCATCCGAGCCAATGAAGGCTTTGGTGGTGGCGGCAGCGGTGGCGTAGTCATCGGTACCAACCGTGGCGCCGTTGAAAGCGCGGCCCAGTTGAATCAGGTCGGTATCAACCTGACGCGCCAGGGCGTAGCCAGCGTCTTCCGTGTAGAAAGAACGGAGGCTCGACAGAGCTTGCACTTCAACGATATCCTCGATCAGGCGCGAGTACTCATAGTGCTTGTTAATCAGCACTTGAACCTCGGTTTCCGTCGCGGCGATCAGCGTCACGGCGGTCGAAACCGCTTTCACGCTGGCGCTACCACGGGTCGGGGCAGGAACGTGAACGGTGTCACCTTTCTTGCCCTTGAAGTTCATACGCTTGACCAGATTGGCCGCAACAAGGTTTTTCTTGTACGCGGCAACAATCTCATCACTCCAGATTTCCGGAATGAAGGTTGCTGCGGTGGTGGTGGTTACTGCTGGGGTAGGAAACGGCATGGTTTAATCTCCTTGAGTTATCGTACACGACCCTCTGCGTATGCTTGCATAATCTCGTCAGAGAGTGCTTCATACCTTTGAGGGTCAGTCATTCGTAAACGGATAAGGTCTGCCCTTCGATAGACTCGTTTGGAAGATTCACCCGAACCACCTACATCAACAGATGCCGCTTTCAGAGCCTGTTTACGGACTTTATCTCCGCTTTGCTCCGCTTTTTTCGCGGCAACACCTTTAAGTTGCTTGTAGGTAGAAAGCAGTTCGTTCGCACTGTCGTAATCATACTCACCGTCAGCCTTTGCCCACAGGTCTAAACGGACTTTGCTGGATTTAACCCATTCCGCGAATTGAGGGTCGCGTGCAACGTCCATAAAGTCAGGATGTTCTGAGGACAATTTTTGCTGAATCTGAATCTTTTTCAGTTCCAGAGCAGCCTGTCTTGCGGCAATAACATCAGGATGAGTAGCAACAGTATTCGCTACGGCTTTCTTGGGGTCTTCAAAGAAATCTACTTCAGGTTCTTTTACTTCGGTAGTTTTTTGCCCTGCAAGGTTTTGTTTGATTAAATCATCGGCAAGTTTCCGAACCTCTCCGACCTCTTGAGCTTGTTTCCCAATCAGCTTTTCGGCCTCTTGGTGCATCTTAATGATGTCATCCAGCGACTTACCCTTGTATTTTTCAGGGATATCGTTGGAAACTTCCTCAACAGTCTTTTCCAGGTCAGATATTTCCGACACCTTATCAAGAACCTCGTCTGTGCTGTCAACATTATTGTCAACCAACATACCTTTCCCGCCTTTCTGGTTATGGGAGATTAAACTCGCCAAATAGGTTATGAGTTTGCTTTACGTTCCGCTTTTAGCTTTTCGCGGTGAATCCGATCGAATTTCCCATGTGCAGAAGGAAACGAACCAGACCACCCCTCAAGTTTAATAAACGGAGTTGAGATGACGCGGGAAGCTGCCGCGCCGCAGTCACACTGAACGCTATTGTGTTGATACTCAACGTAGCGTTCTAACCTATGTCCACTTTCGCAGACAAATTCATACATCCTTTTCATTTAATTCCTCGTAAGCCCTGGAACTGATCTCGTTCAGATTTACTAGCCAATCCAAGATGCTTAACTCACCTTTATTAAATTGTAACTGAGATTCATTCTCAATTACAGCGATATTATTTAATGTTTTTCTGATCTTTTCAACGTCTTCTATTAAATCTTTCCACCCTTCCGTTGCCATCATGGAAAAGCGGTTTTCGTAGTATTTCTGGAGTTCAGGCGTCATTGGTTTCTTCTTTTTTCTCCAAAGAAGTCTTTAACAGACCAAAAAACGCATCCCTTCCAACCTGAAGTTGATCGACGTTAAACCTGGCAGACGCCAGTTTTCTATCTAAATCCGCAACGTGATTGACTAAAACCTGCTGCTCTTGGGTCATATCGTTGAAGTCGTATTCAACACCATCTATGCTGATAGGCTGTGTTTTTTTCTCGGCCATCTCAGTCTCTCCTTAAAAAATTAGCTACTTGCCCAAGGCAGCGGAAGGGTTACAACGGGCGGATTCTTCTGAGTTGCAATCTGACCCTCTACGTTCGCTTCAGTGGCGTCTTTATCAACGCCACTTGACCAACACCAGCCAAGAACCTGATCCTGAGTCAATTGGTCGTATGGCGTGAAAGACCCGCCTTCGTAGGTGAAAGAACAAGAACCATAAACAGTGGCAGCATAGTCTCCATCAACTCCGTTACACCTCCATGCAGCGGTAATCACCACATCGGTTTCACCATCCTGCTGAACCGCGCACTGCATTTGTTCGATAACCCAAGTGATTTGCGTCATTTTCTGTCCTTTATTAAGCTTGCATAATTATCCAGTTAGTTCCATCAGAAACCAGTGTTGCCCAAGTGCCAGCGGTAGCCGCAAGGATGGCCGTTCCAGCAGCGCCACCAGCAAGAGGCACTACGTTACTTGCGTTAGAGATTACAGTAAACGCGGCAATGGTCTTGATCGTAAACTCTCGGCCAGTCCAGCTAGACGCAGCGGGTAGGGTTACGGTAATCGTTCCGGTGCCATTGCAGATAATCCAGTTTTCAGTGGCAGCAAGGGTAAAATCTCCAGTCTTGGTAACAGGAGCGCCACGGCCAAAGGAGCCAACGACTTGTAGCTTGTTTACAGGCGATGCAGTCCCAATCCCCAAGTTACCGGATGTATCAAGCCTCATCCGTTCTGCGAGATTAGTATAGAAATACAGATTCCCGCTAACCATTCCTATAAATGCGTTATTGGCGACACCATCCGTAAAATTAATATTTACATCAGCACCACTGGCGCTTGAAGCCAAACGCAAAGCATCACCATCAAGCAGAGTTGTGCTTGTATTTGCTATCTTTACATTTAGCCTATAGCCCTGTGCGCTAGTTTCCCCGATTGCCAATCTGCCCGAGGAGTCGAGACGCATTTGCTCCGAGAACCCACTGCCGTTCCTAAATATAATGTTACCCGCAGCGCCACCAGTATTTGAATCAATATAAAAAGCAGTAGAGCCGGTATGCCGCATACCGCCTGCTAGGTAAACACCAACGCTTGACCCGTCCTGCGTAACCCTAATGGCACCGCCAAGTGACAACCTATCGCCAGCCGAAGTCGTGCCAATGCCCAAGTTACCAGAGGCGTCCAGCGTCATTGCTGTGGTAAACGTTATTGCGTTCCCTGCGGTGCCAGATGGGGCGGTGAACCAAGAATGAATGCCGCTTGTTTGTTGATAGCGCGATGCTGTAGTGGTCGTTAGATAAACCCAATTTGTTCCGTCAAAGTAAGCGTTATTTACAAGCCTAACAGTAGCTGAGTCACAGGCAACAGAGCCTACAGTGCTAACCTGAATCGCTTTTTGAGTTGGCCCCCAAGCACTCGGCGTAACACCCAATCCCAAGTTACCGCCAGCGGTCAGGCGCATTAGTTCAGCAAAAGAACCAAGAGCCTTCGTTGTGGCAGTCCCGAATCGCAGCGCAGGTGCGGTATTCAAAAAGAAAATGCCGGGGCCATTAGAGCCTGTGCCACCAAACATACCCGCAAACTGACCATCAGACCCTGCAATGCTCATCTGTGCGCTAGAGGCGGAGCTGACAATATCTAGCCGGTTTGCGGGAGAGGCAGTCCCAATCCCCAAGTTACCGGAGACATTCAGCGTCATCGCTTGGGTGAACGTTATTGCGTTTCCTGCGGTGCCGGAGGGGGCTGTAAACCAATTATGTGAGCCGCTGGTTTGTTCGTAGTATGTCGCGTTTCCTGTGCCAGCGTATTTCCACGAAGTATCGTAATATGAATTTGTCCCAAGTATGCTTTGCCCACCAGCACCATACAAGAATGTTCCTGTTACGTTAGCAATTTGCAAAACTCTACCGACTGTCCACGCACTCGGAGTAACACCCAAACCCAAGTTGCCAGAGGCGTCAACGCGCATCCGTTCGGTGCCAGCCGCACGAAATACATGGATTCCTGACGAGCCAGATGTATAGTAGTTATCGCCGTTAACGCCAAAACCGACTAAAAAGGAGTTTGCTCCTGCGCCAGTAATTCCGTTGACATCAAGTTTTCCAAAAGGTGAAGCAGTCCCAATCCCTAAACCAGTAGTTGTCAGACGAGCCTGTTCTGCGCCACCAATAAGCCACCGATAATCGGTAAGGACATCGCTTTGAATAGTCCCTGCCGCACTACCGGCGATGTTAGAACCAAATGCTGTGATCGTTGCCGCGGTGTTGCTTGAAGAATCAGTAAGTAATCGGATAAATGAAATCTGCCCGACGAACTGATTAGCCATTGAAGTAGTGCTAGACCTGTAGAAATTAATTACAGGAGGAGCGCCAGTAGTGGCGCTTGTTGATTCAAACGTTCCCCTAGACGCAACGCCACCAGCACCAGAAACGTGCAACCTGGTAGTTGGCGATTGTGTGCCAATACCAAGATAACCAGATGAATTAATACGCATTGACTCAACACCGCCTTCAGTAAAGGCAATAGTGTCTTCATCAGGGAAGAAAAGCCCGGTATTAGTATCACCAACATTGTTTAAGGAAGGGGATGACGCACTACCGTCGTCTAGCGATACAGTTCCGGTTGATGGGGATAAGGCGTCAATCTGAGCTTGCAGGTTAGCTAAAGCATCAATAACGCTTTGCGAAGTGCCACCACCATTAGTAATCACCTTGATCTTTTCAGCAAGATCAGGCGCAATAACCTCGCCTACGTTGATTTCTTTCCCGGAGTCAAGAAGAATAATAAGACTGCCATCGAAGTCAACATAAGCACTTGATACAGAAACGCCGTCTTTACCATCTGCGCCATCTTTGCCAGGAAGCCCATCTTTTCCATCGCGGCCAGGCTTTCCATCTTTACCGTTCTTGCCGTCTTTTCCATCGCGCCCGTCTTTTCCGTCAATTCCATCACGGCCGTCTTTAATAGATGCAACGCGCGTCTCAATGGCATTTCCAACATCGTCAAATCGAGAACGAATATCATTCTCAATTTTTTTAAGCGCCTGGACTACGATTTCTACATTTTCAGCAATCTTTTTCTTTTGAATCTCTTTGCTTTGAGCAATAGATTTATGGACAGATTCCAGAACAGTTAACTTCTGCTCATCAGTCATTTCATCCAGGTTTGGCACCAAACTCATTTCAATGCTCCAGATAATTGCTCAAGAAACTCATTCTCTACGGAACGTAGGTTTTCTTGCTTAGTTGCCATTTGAAGCTCAACGATCTTTGACTTGTTCTTAATGTCAGCTTCTTTGAGCATTAACTCAGCAATCTTGACTCTTTTATCAAACTCTTTTGACGCAAGATCGTCGTTAGTGGGAAGGTTCTTCGTAACCGCAGACATAGTCTTTGCTTCAATCTCTTTCGGAAGCAGTTGAGTCTCGACTGCAAGTTTCGTAGCTTCAGCCCTGTTCTGTTCTGCCTGTGTAGTCTGAACAGCAATCTGCGCTTGAGCAGCTTGGATAGCCAATTGTTCTTTAGCCATCTGAAGCTGTTGCGCTTCAGGATTAGGTTGAGCCATCTGTTCCAGCATGGCAATCAGTTCATACCTGTTGGACAGACTGGAGTTCGCAAGGATGCCTTTCAGAATCACAGGAAGAACAGGCGTATCTGGCCCTAAAGTCTGGAGGAGGCCGATAAACTGTTGCTGCTCGTACTCCCGAGCGATAATCCCCAAAGTCGCGGTAGGTATGAACTTCATATCCACAGATGGATACCGTTCAGGGTCAAACTGCATATACCTGTAAACGGCTTTGTGGATAAACGGAATAAGGAAGTCTTCTTGGAAGTTAACCAGAGTCCTCTTGTACTTCTTGATAATCGTAGCAATCGCAAGGGACATATTGCCATCCCTTGAGACTTGAGAAACCATACCCTGCGAGTCTAAAGTACCCGTAGCTTGTAAGAGCATCCTCTCAAAGTCTTTAGCGGTAGCAAGACTATTGGGATCAGTATTGCCGAACTTAAACGGATAGAGAATTTCGTTGGGGGCGCCGTTCGTCAGAATGGCTTTCCCAGGTTTGACCTCAAACTTCATCCCGCGTGGAAGCCTAGTAGCGTCCATCGCAATCATCGGAGAAGTCGTTAACGCCAGAGAGTCCAGATGGCTACGCACCTGGGCGTCAATGGCTTTCTGCATGTTATAAGCCTTCTCAATCGTTCCACGACCTAACAAACGATTGGGTACAGTATCGTCCTGATAAGCAATCACAGGACGGTCTTTCATCATGTACGGGGATTCTTC